GTTGATGCATAATCCGTAGTTAGCCAAACTATGTCATCATATGGGTTGTATCTTTTTCACAGTGCCCAAATCATTCGGTTTTTACACCTAATTTTTATATTGTTGATTCGCTTTTTATAGCACAATATGTTTTTTTTGACGCTGCGTCGTTAGTCTAGTCTAACGGTTCCATTCGGGGCCATTACGCGACCGAAATCTCCTCATACAGCAAGGATATAAAATCCTCATCAGTGTCTGTTTTATTTCTTAGCCTTACATTTATCAAAATGATATCTAGGCATATTGTTTATTGCGCCTTCTTTACCACAATGCGGGCAAACAACCGATTTATAAACAACTTCACTTCTACTAACCTTCATCTTTTCGATTGAACTAATGTGGTGTTTTTTGCCGGTATTAGTTCTTTTTAATTTTTGTTTTGTTTCTTCTGAAACTATTCTGCCTTTTTGGGCAAGTGACATTTTTTTTCTAGTCTCTTCTGTTATTACATAATTTGCCTTTGTGGCTCTAATTTTTTGTTTTGTTTCTTCTGAATATTTTCTACCAGTATTCGCTAATCTCATTTTTTCTTTAGTACAGTCGGATGGTGTTGTTCCTCCATCTAATCCATTTTCAATAATTAAATTTGCCCACTTATCTGATTCTACAATATTATTATTAAGCGAAAAATCAATAGCGTATGCTACTAATTGATCAACATCTGTGAATAACTTACACCAGACTGTGGTTACATTATTATGATGTAAGTTTAAATGATATAACCATCTAGTGCCTGATCCTTTATATTTAAATGGATCTGCTACAATAGTCTTACCAAAATACTGTAATCCTGTATCATTGTGTTGCTTAATATAAAGCCAAGTGGGTTTAAATTTACTACGTATTTCTTCGGTGATTAATTCGGTATAGTTCATACAGTTATTTATCACTTGTTCCACCTGCGGTTAAAACATTTACTACTTTACTGCTGAGTTGGAATTTGTTTCTGTGAGAGTGACTTGGTGTCTAGGAGCTATGTGTTTATTGTAATACGTTTAGTGTTGTTGGTCAACCGGTTTTATTAATTTTTAAATCTTTTACGGAACCCTTGCCTAATTTAATTTGTATGATACCATTGTAGTTATTTTCCTTCAACAGTACACCTTCTGTAAATTGATAGTACGCTTCCATGTAATTTGTTTCACCGCGACTCCTACACAAATGTATAATTTCGCGAGTAAACTGTTCTTTACCTAATTCTAGTATATCTGCTACTAATCGACTTGACGAACCCCAATAGTCCTTCCAATCAGTTTCGATTGTTTCTAGACGTTTGTTCTTCTTGCCTTTTAATGGCGGTCTTTTTTTAATAGTTTTGAAGTACTTGCGGCCCACATAATCGTAGCCGTTAGTAAGGTTGGTTATTCTATAAATGAAACCGTAGTATGCACCAATATCCTCAGAGTCAAATATTACACCATTGTACGTCCAAGGATATTCGTATGTCATACGTTATTTATTTTGCAGCCGCTGCATTTTTCTTCTCTTGAATTTCTGCACGACGAGCTTTAGTTAACTTACCTAAATCACCCAATGCACCACGAGCACGTGCCGCTGCGGCTTTAACACCTTTAACTTCAAATTTTTCTGATTCTGATACGTATAATTCTACTGCTGCTAAAATATCTTCATGAATTGACATGTTTACTTCTCCTTGTTGTTATGTGTATTTAACCACCCTGTAATAGATGGTAAAATTAAATTACTTCTACGTCAGTACTATATGATGTAAACCCGTTCTCTTTGGTCACAGTCATAATATTGTTAACTCGTCCCGCAAGTTCATCTTTATGCGAAACAAGCCAAATACTTTTCTCATGCTCACGTGACATCTTTTTAAGTATGCTCAATGAACTTTCGACACCACTACTATCCATGCCGCTGTCAATAAGTTCATCAATGAATAATAAGTTAATCGGATTGTATAAACTTTCCCACACATCACGGAATGCCCAGGATAAACTTAGTATCAAACGATTACGTTCACCTCGTGATAAGTTATCAAAGTCTAACTCACGTCCTAGTTCTGTAATCTCAACGCTTAAATCATTTAAGAACGTTACTGTGTGTGGTAATCCAATACGATCCAAGTATTGACTTAGACGTGCGTTTAAATGCGACAAGTTTTGATCAATGATGCGTTTACGGATAAAGCTATCTTTGTTAGTTAATAATTTTAATAAGAAGTCTTGATGTTCTTTTAACTTAACTAGCTCGTTCATAGTAGTATAATCAGTTTCTACTAAGGCAGTCTGTGTCATTTCTTCAATTTGTTCAGCATACGGATCAACTTCTGAACTCTTAGCGGCTAATTGTGTTTCTAAACTAGTAATAGAACCCTTGTGATGAAACGCATCTGCTTCTTTATCATAGTAAACTTTAGGTTGCGCACTAAGTACGCCAATCTCTACTTTAGCACCAGTAAGTGCAAGCAACTGTGATTCATCTGACAAATATTGATTCGTGGCAGTTTCAAGTGATGCACGTTTAGCCGCTAACACTTCTTCATGCTTGCTATCATGAAAATGTTGTCCACACGCATAACAAGTATGTGCTTCAAGGTCGGCAATTTCTTTAGTAACTTTGCCAATGGTCTTTTGTTCACGGGCAATATCTGCTTCACTGCGTAATATAGCTTTGGATAAATCATCTAAGTCTTTACGCTGTTGGTTGTAGGCAGTAAGCGCAGTATGTGCCGCTAGCTCTTGTTCAATATCAATTTTACGTAGTTCTGTAAGGGCATTTTGTAGTTTTACTGTGTCATCTGCATGCTTAGTAGTCCACATAGTTTGCCGACGTTTTAAGCTGTCGATCTGCTCTTTAATACGCTCGTTTGCGTCGGCAATTGCCTTAATTTTGTATTCTTCTTGCTGTATTGCATCCTTAGTAGCACGACCCAACTCTTTAAGTTTTTCTGCCTTTTCACTTAGAACAGTAATACCAAGTAGTTGTTCAATAATTTCACGTTGGTCGTTAGATTTAAGACTAAGGAATGGTTCAGTGTAGGTATTAAGCGCAACAATATGTTTAAACATGTTATGCGACATACTTAAAAGTCTTTCGATCTCGGCTTGTGTTTCTCTACTATCGCCTTGACTTTCGTCTGTGATTTCTTTTTCTTCATCACCTACATAAAACTTCATTATGTTAGGCTTACGTCCACGTTCAATCTTATAATCTTGTCCGTTATGTTCAAACTCAACGGTAACTAACATGTTCTTACCGTTAGTTTTGTTAATTAAGTTATCACGTTTAATGTTAGTCAACGCTTGCCCAAATAGACTGTAGCTTAAGGCATTGATAATAGTTGTTTTACCAGTGCCGTTACGTGCGCCACTGTCATCACCACCTAAGTCAACGTTAACACCCAGCACCAACGTAAGGTCATTGCGGTCAAAGTCCACTGCTTGCGTTGCATTACCAACGCTCATGAAATTTTTCACGGTAAGATTTTTTATTTTGAACATTGTTTATATATTAATTCCGCTAAATGAGCATGTCCTTCTTCTAAAATATGTCCTGCTGGGCCACACTTAAATTGCGAACCTAATTGTGTTATGTAGAATTTGTTCCATTGGTAGAACTTAGAAAAATCTATTATGCTTATATAATACTGTATTTCGTTGTATTCGTCAAATAGTTGTTTATCATTCATGATATCAAAGTTAATTAATGGTTTAATAGAGTTGATAAATGATTCTTTATTAACAGTCCATCGATTGATATTATTATCCATTGTATTAATCATAAGATAATTTTTATTACTCAATAATGATTGTAGTTGTATAATTTGTTGTAACCATAATTTAAACGCATATAATTCATTATACCAATGTTTGTATAACGTAATACCCCAGTCTGCATAAAATTTTTCAGAAGAGTATAGTGTATGTTTTAATTGCGTATTAAAATTCGTTTCAAAATTATTATCGCTTTTGTAAAAAGTAAATCTAGAATAAGTAGTCCAAGCAATTAAATACAAATCATAATCTTGTTGAATATTTTTAATAGTATGATACATAGTTCTACTATTTGTGCCGCCACTGATGGCATCATTGACAACTGTGCTATTTAATTTATTAGCAAGAATAGCTGGCCAAGCAGTTTTCGCTGGATCAATTAATTCGTCACCGTAGGTAAAACTGCATCCATTAGCATATATCTTCATAGATTTCTGTAGATGTCTAATAACAATGCTGGATTGTAATGATCACTGTTAATAGCTGTTAGTTGACTTGTTACAATGGTATCGATACTTTCAAATTGGATATTGCCTAACATAATGTCTGTGCCAATATCTGTATGCTTTACTGGAATTAATGTAAGCTCACGTAAATTGTAAGTGCCCACAAACGTTTCTTTAATAAACGTTGCTTCTTCGTATGAAATATCCACATCAATGTTTACTCGACAGTGCATGCCTTTTTGCAATAACGCTTCTGGACTTTGCAGTATTCCGCTTAAAGTGTAAACACGATACTTAGGCTGATCTGGCCAAGCATGAAACGTTGGCTCATTGCCCCATTCTAGTATCATCATGCCACGTTCATCGTCACCTGCATCTGCATAGTTATGTGGAAACGCATTGCCTACGTAGGTAATGTTCTTACCTGTTTGACGTTTATGGAAGTGTCCACTATAGACATGATCAATATGTCCAAAGTCTTCACGTCTAATCTCACCGTGTTCTGGCATCTGTACCATAGCATTCATGTAATAGCCCGGCAACTCAAAGTGCCCAAACATATACTTGGCATTGATCTTTTGTATTTTCTTATGATCATCACCGACTAACCATGGTACAATACTAACATCGCCTTCTTGATAAAAGTCATTGATAATTTCAATGTTGGGAATATGTCGTGCCCACTCAGCTGATTGTATATCACGCTTGTCACGATAATATAAATCATGATTACCTGGAATAAAGATAACACGCTCAAAGGCTCGGCCCAACAACTCAAGAGCTGTTAGGCTGTAGTTTAGCGTAATAATATTAATTGCCGCACGATTATTGTGCCAGTCGCCTAACATAAAGCAAACATCACAACCTTCTTCTTTGGCTTTGCTAATAAACCACTTAACAAAGTTTAAACAATCATCGTTGTGTGTTTGACTATTTGACTTTAAGCCAAAATGTATGTCAGTCAGAATTGCTGCTTTTTTAAATAAGTTAGACATTAAAGATTGATCCCATTACTCTTAGCAAAATTAAAAACTTGTTGATAAAATATTTTGTTTGTTTCTAGACCCGGATGGCTGTCATCATCAGCATAATCAATTTGTTGGTCGGCCCAGCACGTATCACTAAAGTTTACCCAGTTATTAATACTGTGTTCTTTTAATACTATACTCAACTCTCTTAATCTCTCATGAACTTTGCTAATTTCCCAGTCAGGATAGGCATGCATACACAAGATAGATTGCTGATATTCTTCACTGCAATCTTGCCAGTTTTCGTTGAGTAATTCGTTAATAAAATTGTCAAACGTTTTTATAAAAATGTATGGCTTATCGAATTGTTTAATTAATTTAGCCAAGGATATCGCCAATGTTAAGAACTCTTCTATTTCGATTATGCCATGACTAAATCTTCTACTCCATATCTTATGAAAAGAATGTAATTCCTTGTCTATTGTGCCTGAAAAATTACAGGCCACACTATTTTCGTAAATAGAAAAATTATCATTGAATGTTAATCTAAATAAACTAGACCACTGTATAATAACCAAATCATATGCCGTTGGATTTCTACTAAGTTCGCTTACTGTTTTAACAAAAATCTTATAGTTACTCTGTCCACCCATGCTTAAATTAGTAATGTGGTGTTCAGTCAATGGAGATAACCACATTTTTCCTGTAGGGTTATTAAATCCACATAAATGACTAAATGAGTCACCAACAATAAGAATATTCATACTATATATTGTACGCGATTTGTAAGTGAAAAAGCAAGACTTTCTAACTCAAAAATTACTCATCTGCTCCGTGTCCGCCACCACCCCATGATCCGCCACCTTGATTCTGTCTAGTATAGCTAGGTGCAAAGTTATTCATTTCTAAAATATCATCACGGATGTTTTGATTACGCTTTTCGATGTTTAGCACTCGAGTGAAGCTGTTAGTGATAGCTGCTGTGTAATAGGCAAACGGATTGTCTGATTTACTTTCGTCAAACTGTAGGCCAATTTGACTTAACTGTAGTAATGCCTGACTGCGCATTTCGTCGTTGTATGTATAACCACGCCAGTTACTGCGAGTAGCATAGCGTTCACATAGCTTAACAAACATATGAGCTAACTTAGCAGTCATCTGTCCGTGATCTCTACTGAACTTGCCAGTTTCTAAATCGCCTTTCCAATGGCTCTTGCCTACTATAATCGGAGTTAATTCCTCAGTTACTGAATAATGAAAGAATGGAGGAAAGTTTAGTTTAACGTACTTAGTAGCACCTTTGACCTTAACTGCTGGTTCATCGTATTCAGTTTCAAACAAATCTTCATCGTAGGCTTCTTGTGCCTTAGCATCAGACTTTTTCTGTTTAACTTCGTCGATTGGTATATGCTCCCATGTCATGACACGGAATACAATGTCAGTAACTGGAATATTTTCTACAGGAATTGCAAATTCGTCTAATTTGCGTTTGTTACCTAGTAAAAGCTCGGCTTCTTGTGCTTCTTTAGCTAACCTAGTTGCACGTGTTGCTCTTGCTTCTGCTACGGATTTTTTGTTAATTGCACTAACACTTGATACAATAGCATCGTATATAGTTACTTCTTTATTAATGAAGCTACAATATGCTAATTTACTTTTTGCTATTTCTTTTAATATGTCTTTGTTGTTGAGATAATTAATTTTACGAGCCACAGTTTTTGGTTCCTTTTAATTAGTATAACATAATAGCATTGCACTATACAACCTATTTATGTAAGTAATCTTTAACTGCTACTATTTCTCCGGCAATAAATACACTATAACACAGAGGTTTTATTATGGCTCTAAATCCTACAGACGCACCCGTATACGACAATAGAGGCGGATACGTACCTGGTCAAGTTGAATCTACCAATGGTGGATACGATCCTTATGCACCGCAAAATTACACTGGCGCTTATGCTCCTAGTTTTGCTGGTGGATATAATGGCGAACAAGTATTAAGCAGTGGTGGCGGATACAATCCTAGTAACCCAAGCGCATACTTAACTGGCACAGATTCAATTGGCGGCCAAGCTGCTATAACAGAAAATTATAATCAAGGTGCTGATTTCCGTGGTGGCTATTACGGAGATCAAGTAGAAGAAAGTGGCGGCGGGTTTGATCCGTCGACATCATATGAATCAGAGGATGCTAGACGTAGTCTATTACCAGACAATGCCGCAGTAGCAGCTACAAAAAGTGATCCGTCGATTGCTATACAAGATGCTGGGTCAGGCGCAAGTGCCTCAGATGACGACTGGCGAGTGCGTATAAGTTTAGCAGATAAAGCAACAATATTTTACAAAGCCTCGGGTGCTAACCCTAACAATCTTATGGCACCACTAGTGGAAACGAACGGAGTTATATTTCCCTACACACCAACTATAACAGTATCTCATGTGGCTAACTACAGTCCTACCACTCCGGTACACAGTAACTATTCGCAACAATTTTATACCAACAGTGAAGTAAGTGACATTACCATCGGCGGTGAATTTACAGTACAGGGCATAGACGAAGGCAAATACTTACTAGCCGCTATCTACTTTTTTAGATCAGCTACTAAAATGTTCTTTGGTAGCGGAGCAAACGCAGGTAACCCACCACCAATTGTATTCTTAGATGGATACGGCAGTCATTATTTCCCTCATGTGCCATGTGTGATAACTAACTTTACGCACACTATGCCAAACGAAGTTGATTACATACAAATTCCAGTAACAACCACCACATTAACGGAATCAACTGTTACTCCTTCTACTCCTATGAGTGTGGTAAACGATTCACAAGGACCGTTGTACGCACCAAACATGGGCCGTGATGCTACTGCAACAAATAAAGCAGCCAATACAACAAAAACTGAATATAAATCAGTAACGACATCTACTAGAGTACCAGCAGTGAGTACTATACAGATAACACTGAAACCAATATACAGTCGCAAAAATCTACATGATAATTTCAATCTTGACGCATTTGCCGCAGGCAGACTAATACAAACTGCTACTACAGGAGGATTCCTATAATGTCAGCAGTTACCTATAGTCAAACAAGTCCATACAGCAAAACAGACTCGTATGGATTCTTTTTAGATGTCACAACATTTAGAGATATACCGGCATTAGCCGCTGATGTGGTATATAGAATTGCCGCAACATATAAATACCGTCCAGATTTATTGGCATATGACTTATATGGCGACAGTGCATTATGGTGGGTATTTGCCATGCGCAATCCTAACACCATACAAGATCCAGTGTTTGATTTTTTACCGGGCACAACAATATTCATTCCAAAAAAAGAAACCATTATAGCAGCATTGGGGTTATAGTAGATGGCCTTAGTAAAACCACCGCAAACGCAAGATACTGCCGCAAATAAATTGGCATCTACTCCGCCACCAGCGGCCGGATCAGCTGAACGAATTAATCAACAATATACACAATATCAGGTTAATCTAGCAAATGATTTAAACAGTGGAAAAATAAACCAATCGCAATTTCAAAATGAATTTGAGAAACTCAGAGCACAGCAAAATGAAGCACTGTCGAGAGTGCCCACGGTTTCAAAAACTGAAAATGCAAGAATAGCAAACAACCCACCGGCGGTAGTAGATACAGCTACATCAACCGCATCAGAAGTTACGAGCGGTGAAACAACAAAAGCAACTACAGCAAATAATAAAAAGAAAAAAGACCCAATACCTAATCCGTTACTGGCTTACCCGTCTTATACCTACGGAATAAGTTTGGCATTACTAACAGTTAAAGAATATAATGATATTGTTAGCGATGTTAAAAATTATCAATCAAATCGCGTTATTATAGCCAGTGCAGGCCGATACAACATCGATGAAGGTGCATCAATGTTTAAACGTGCACCATTCTTTGCTGAAGATTTTTACTTTGACAATCTTAATATGACCACGGTAATTGGCCTTAACGATCGTTCACGTTCAACTAATGCAATTAATTTTACATTTACTATCATTGAACCATACGGAGTTACACTATTAAATCGAATTCTTGATCTTAGTGCCGATATTGGATCATTAAATTACATAGCACAGCCGTACATGTTACAGATTGATTTCTTTGGTATGAACGATGCCGGCGAGATTGTTGGTATTATTCCTGATCAAACAAAACGTATACCTATTCGTATTTTAAAAATGGATATAAAAGCATCTGCAAAAGGTGCAGAATATCAAATGGAAGCGTGTCCGTATAGTCACTCAGCTTACGATCTATCAACAGTTACTACGCCAGCAAACTTCGAAATAACAGCCGGCACACTTGAAAGTTTTTTACAAAGTACTACTGAGGAAACAGCATTTGCTGACGCAAAAAAAGAACGCGAAGGATTAATTGGCAAGCAAGCTCGATTCCAACAGGCCGATAATGGAACACTAACAGTCAGAGGCGGAACAGGCGAAGTTGTTTCATTGGCATTTGTGGGAACAGGGTCTGCAATAGATACTAATTCGATTATGGGCAAGGATGCAGTTTATAAAGTAAAATCATACGGTGGCGCCATCAGTGCATATTATGCAGATGTAGCCGCTAGAGAAAAAACAGCAATTGCAGACAAATATTATTTTAAAGTTCACCCGGACATTATTAAAGATGGTGGCACTCAATTTAATCTTAGTATAGAAACATTGAGTACAGCACAAACTCCAATGGCCAGCGAAGAAAACGGAATGTCTATTAGGGGCACTCCTGGAAATTTAGATCATGGCATGCGGGTATTTGCAATCAATACAGGTACAAGTATAGATCAGGTTATTGCCTTTGCAATGCGCCATACCAAATATTTACAAGGACAAGTACAACCAGTTTCAAAATTTAAAGACGACACAGAATATAAAAAATATCTTGAATCACAGGCTAATGAGCCGCTAAAATGGTATAAGGTTGTGCCGACTATAAAGTTAGGTGAGTACAATATATCTCAAGAAACATGGGCTCGTGAAATTACCTATCATATACTGCCGTATACAGTATACAATACAAAAACACGTGAAGGACCACAAGGAACGTGGACTGAACCGTGTAAACTACATAACTATTGGTACACCGGAAAAAACAATGATGTACTTGATTTTAATGTTGAATTTAATGCACTGTATTATACTGCCGTTACAGCATATAGAGAAAATTTATCTAAAACGCAGAATCTATTAGAAGATGAAACTACTAATGCAAAAATCACCAAAGAGTCAAGAGAAGCCAATGCGGTAATGCCTCAAGGTAAGAAAACAGTTGTAGAAAACTCACAGAAACACTCATCTAGCGGCGCAGTAACAGTTGAAGCAATTGCACTAGCTGATATAGAAGCATCATTGTACACTACAGCCGGCGGCGACATGCTACAGGCAAAATTAAAAATAATTGGCGACCCACAGTATATTAAACAAGATGATGTTTTTTATCCACCAGAAATGACTGTATTGTCAGACCAGGTTGACGGAACAGGCATAGAACCTCGACTAATTGCCAATGGTAGTCTACGTATGGACCAAGGTGAGATCTATGTACAGATAACAGTTAAAAGTCCAAGTGACATAGACGACGCCACTGGATTGATGAAGTTTGATTCTAAATATTCAACAAGTTTATTTTCTGGAATGTATCGTATATTAACTGTTGAAAGTTCATTTGCAGGCGGCAAATTTGAACAAACATTGGATGTAGTACGCTTACCTCGACAAACATCGCTTGAACCAAACTACCCTTCAAAAACTGCTAATAAGGAACGTGAAACTGAGGCAGCTCCACTGTTAATCAGTGCAGATGCAACTAATATCGGACCAGATTTCTCAGTAAAAACAACTGGTGACATTACAGCACCGGGTAGTGCACCAGTACAAGATACTACACCACCATTGCAAACTGCTGAAGAACGAGCATTGGCTAATGTTGACGCAACTGCACCAGAAACAGCAATAACTACACAAACGGAACCTGTTGCTGTTCCTCCGCCGGCACCGCCACCAGCAACAAGTCCAGAAAAACAAGCACTACAAAATCAAATATCAAATTTACAATCATTGATTTCGGCCAGACAAACTTCAATTGCAAATCATCAGAGAACAATTACTATAGCACAGTCTAGAGTAGATCGCGGAGTATCAACTCAAGCTGAAGTTAGTGGTTTAATAGCTGAAGAACAAGCAGCTATAGCTGAGTTAACTACTATGGTTAGCAATGACCAAAGTCAATTAGCGTCATTGCGAAGTCAATTAGCGTCATTATAACAAGGAAAGTAATAAATGGCAATAGATCAAAGAGTCGGTAGTAAAGTAGTCAAACATCTGCGCAGAGAAGATGCTGCTGCAACTAGAATTGACCCGCACCCGTACATTGGTATTGTTAAAAACAATCTTGACCCTACTCGTGCAGGTAGACTACAAGTGTGGATTCCTGATTTAGGCGGTGACCCGGATGCACCATCAAACTGGCGCACAGTAAGTTATGCTAGTCCGTTTATGGGTACAACTGACATTGCATCAAAATATGCAAACAAACCTAATAGTGATAATAAATTTGTAAATGTACCTCATACCTATGGCATGTGGATGGTACCACCAGATATTGGTGTAGAAGTAATCGTAATATTCATCGCCGGCGACCCGTTGCGTGGATATTTTATTGCCTGCGTTAACTCGAATGTCAGCAGACACATGATGCCTGGCTTGGCCAGTAGTAACAAGATTGATACATCGGGTGCAACAGCCGATACTAAAAAATCATATCAAAATGGAATTACTGCTCCAGTGGCAGAATACAATGAAAATAATCTAGCTGCTAGATCAAATCCAAACTTTATCGATAATCCTAAACCGATACACGAACAACAATATTCTATACTAAAAACACAAGGGTTAGATAGAGATACAGCCCGCGGCACGATTACTAGTAGCAGTCAACGTGAAAGTCCTAGTAATGTTTTTGGTATCAGCACGCCCGGCAGACCATATGCAGATGATCCAGCTAATAATCGAGAAGCATATCTTGCTAAAGTAAAAGCTGGTACATTAACCGAAGACGACTATCGCTTTTCAACTCGTGTCGGCGGCCACACTTTTGTCATGGATGATGGAGCCATAACAGGTGAAAATCAATTAGTAAGATTGCGTACTGCTGGCGGGCATCAGATAATGATGAACGACACTGATAATACTTTGTATATATCGCACAGTGACGGAACAAGTTGGGTCGAACTAACCACCGACGGTGCAATTAATATATTCACAAATAATGGATTTAACGTTAGAAGTAAAGGATCTATTAATTTACATTCAGATACTAATATAAATCTTAATGCCGCTAATAAAATAAACATGAAATCAGGTAGTAAATTTCAAATTGACTGCGGTAGTTTTAATATGCTATCTACCGGTGTAGTTACCGTCGGTGCTACGGGCACTATAGGCTTACAAAGTGATTCGCCTGTTAACATTGATGCCGCAAGTATATCAATGAAAGCATCGGGCGATATAGCGCACACCGGATCACTGATTAAACAGAATAGTGGTGGTGCAAAAACTGTTGAAAAGCCTAAACAAATACAAATTAATAGCCTGCCTGATACTGTACTTAATACATCAGTTGGCTTATATACCAGCACAGGTAGCTTATCATCGATAGTTGTTGTAGCTCCTACTCATGAACCATTTAGACGTGGGGAAGGCACACCATTTGCCGAACCTGAATCAGTCGGACAACAACCTGCAGCCAAATACACAGGAACAACTGACGCAACTAAAACTACCACCGGCACAGGAATTAAAAATCCAGCAACTGAAGTTGATTTACGTAATCAACCTACTACTGATTGTGCAATGGGCGAATTAAATTCTGCGCAAATGACAGCGTATTATGCTGTAATAGGTAAAAGCGAAAGTAACGGAAAATATGATGTAGTTAACACAATTGGATTTGTGGGGAAATATCAGTTTGGTTATCCAGCACTAATTGACGGCGGCTATGTTAAACGATCATGTAAGAGTAATAGCCAACTAAACAATCCAAATAATTGGATAGGCAAAGATGGTATCGATAGCTTGGAAAAATTCCTAGCAAGTCCTGCGGTACAAGAGTCTGCAATGTGCGCCTACACTAAACGCAACTACAAAACATTATGTAATATTGGTACAGTAACTAAAGACACACCGCCTGAAGATGTTGCTGGATTACTAGCAGTTAGTCATTTGTTAGGTGCCGGCGGTGCCAAAGCCTGGCGCGGCGGCAGTAATAAAACAGATCAATACGGTACTACTGGTGATAATTATTTTGCCAAAGGCAAATATGCAGTTACAGTGCTGGCGCCAAAAATGGCAACATTAGATCAACCAATTAAATCCACATAACCCTAGGATAAATATTATTATGGCTATTTTATATAAAGGTTTCTCAACAGTAGGCAGAAACAAAAAGTTTCGTCTAACTGACTTTGAGTTAATTAAACAAGATTTAATCAATCACTTTCAAATCCGCAAAGGTGAGAAGCTGATGAATCCCAACTTTGGCACTATTATATGGAACGTCTTATATGATCCATTTACTCCAGAACTTAAGAGTGCAATCATAGCCGATATTAAAGCAATTGCTGCATATGATCCTAGAGTTTCTATCGATAATGTTATTGTTACAGAATATGAAACCGGCATTCAAATTGAACTTGAATTACGTTATCTACAGACAAATCAAACAAATCTAATGAATCTTAGATTCAATAATCAGAACCGTACACTCACAACATATTAATAAACTACGTACTTTTTTCCTTAAATAAATACATTATAACAGGGAATTAGTATGGCTACTACCACAAGACAATCAGGTTTATTAGTTGCAGAAGACTGGACACGAGTCTATCAAACCTTCCGCAATGCAGACTTTCAAAGCTATGACTACGAAACACTTCGTAAGTCAATGATCGATTATTTGCGCTTATACTACCCAGAAGACTTTAACGACTTCATTGAATCAAGTGAGTTTATTGCACTGATTGATTTAATTGCATTCTTAGGTCAAAGTCTAGCTTTCCGCGGCGATTTGAATGCACGTGAAAACTTTATGGATACAGCACAACGTCGTGACAGTGTGTTAAAATTAGCTAAACTAATTTCATATAATCCTAAACGTAATATTCCTGCCAGCGGATTCTTAAAAGTTGACAGTGTAAGCACAACTGAAACTATATACGACAGTAATGGTATTAATTTATCTGGTTTAGTAATTTCATGGTCTGATTCAGCAAACGATAACTGGTACGAGCAGTTTACGGCAGTGATTAATGCAGGGTTATTGTCAACTCAATCTGTTGGTAAACCTAGTAACTCACAATTAATTAATGGTATAACTAACGATGAATATCAAATAAATTTAGTACCAAGTATTATCGCAACCTACAGTTTTACGGCTAAAATTGAAGGCACTACAACTAAATTTGAAATGACTAGCCCAACAAGTGCAGGTAAAACTTTTATATACGAAAGCGCACCTCGTCAAAATCAACCATTTAATCTACTTTATCGTAATGATAACTTAGGTAATACCAGCACAAATACAGGCTTCTTTACCTACTTCAAACAAGGTGAATTAAAATCACTTGATTTTACATTCCAAGAAAGTACGCCAAATCGTGTGTATAGTGTTAACGTAGACAACATTAATAATACTGATATATGGTTATACAGTTTAGATGCACAGGGTTTACCAAATGCAATATGGACGCAGGTTGCAACAGTAAACAATACTAATGTTATCTACAATAAAAGTACTAATAAATCTATATTCCAGGTCAACACCAGAGCCAGCGATCAAATTGATCTAGTGTTTGGTGATGGATCTTTTGCTAACATACCTCAGGGTAATTATAGACTATATTATCGTGTAAGTAACGGTGCTGATTATAAAATTACGCCAGATGAGATGCAGGGTATAGTTGTACCAGTTAATTATATCAGTCGAAGCGGCCGTATTGAAACTATAACTATTCGTGCTAGTCTACGCTACACAGTGGCTAATGCTAGTTCACGCGAAACCCTTGACGAAATACGTCAAAAAGCACCGCAACAATATTATACACAAGATCGTATGGTAACAGGCGAAGACTACAACATCTTGCCTTACACATTGTTTAGTAATATTTTAAAAGTTAAAGCAGTTAATCGGACTAGTTCTGGTATTAGTCGTTACTTAGATGTTATTGATACAACTGGAAAATATTCAAGTACTAACATCTTTGCAGATGACGGTGTACTATACCGTGACCCATTTGTTAACACATTCTCTTTTGACTATAACACAAGGAATGATATTTACAAAGCAATTTACAATAAAGTAAAACCAGTGGCATCAGCACAAGAAACAATACAATTTTTCTATAGTAATTATCCAACTATCACTATCACTAATACATACTGGAATTATTCAACCACTGTAGCCAATGGGTCCACTGGGTATTTTATTGATTCAAACGATGCTATACTACAAGTTGGTGACGTAGTATCTACAAATAACAAATATATTAAACAAAGTTCTATAATTAAATTTTCTGCAGGCACAGGCAACTACTTTGATGCACGCAATACTATTCAAACAGGTACACCTAACAAGTCGGGTGACAAATATTTTATCTACGCAAGTGTTCAACAGGTGGTTGGTGATGGTACTAACGGCGG